TTAGCAAGTATATTACACGTTGTAATACTGGCTGTACCATCTCAGCTTGCAATCTACCAAATGCTGAACCTATCTTTCTTGATAGATCAGCCATACGTTCTGCAACTTCTGTTGCTGAAGCAGGTGTCTTGTTAGGATCACCAAGCATATCATTGTACAAAGCACGCTTAATATTATTCCTCATATCATTAAGAACCAAGTTAGCAACATCAAAGTTGCCTGCTGCTCTTATTGGTTGCAATCCATTAGAGTTAGGTGCTTTAGGTATAACAGTTCCCGGCACTAGATTTATTGTATCTACGTTGATAACTCCATCATCATCCATTTGATAGATGCCTGATATAGCCATCTGTGCATTCTCAAGAACTAATTCGATTGTAAGGTTAGCACTCTTGATAGCACTTAATGCATTTACAGCAGGGCCTCTACCATAAACCTCACCACTTGCTTTACTCCATCTAAAAGCAATAAATGGATTAGAGCCTATACCATTATACTCTTCATTCAATATAAGCTTCTTATCACCCATCTCTATAACCATATAGCTATAGCGTTCTTCATTTGGTTTGTCATAAAGCTTACATGATACCTCTAGTATCTTGCATTTACTATCAGGATACTTTTGTATCTTGTCTAAGGTTTGCTCAGTAAAACTACCTCTTGGATACGCAATAGGTAACTCCCCAAACTTTAAATCTCTTTCTCTATAAACGTGATCAATTCTTCCATCAGGGCCAACATCTAATACAACATGTGGCAATGGGATAGAATGGAAACGTATTGGGTTTACAGCATCGCCTTCAGTAACAGCAAGTACAGCAGTACCAAGAGCAAGGTCTATAAAGCATTCATGTATCTCTTGTGCAAAGTTAGATGTCTGTAGTATTTCAAATACATAATTTGTTACTTCATCTAGCTTGTTATTTATTTCATCTGCTTCTTCAGCAGGAACTTCCCCACCGGCAACAAAGTCTGCCCATCTAGCAAAGTTAGGAACTAATCCTGCCTGCAATCTTGATGCAAATTCCTGCACACCAACAACAGCAGTCTCGTCAAATATACGATCATCACGTCTTTGACCGGGAGTATAGTTCTTGAACCCTTGTCTTTGTGGTAAACAATACTCAAAGATTTCATCGTAGAGTTCTTCGAACTCACGTCTGATTGTCTTGGCCTTTTCATATTTAGCCATGTAGCCTTGGGCTATATCATGCATTATGAATACCTGTTATAAAAACCTACACCACCACCTGAACCAGACAACAATGATCTTCTACCTGTACCTTTTCGCCTTCTTGAAACAGTTTCTTCCAAAGCTTCTTGTTTCATTTCAGCAGTCTTAGCCTGCTCTTTAGCCTTTTCAGATTCTCTTTCTTTTTCTAATTCAGGATCAGGTGCAGGTGTTTTTGATCCACCACCGGGTAAACACATATGAATCTCCTTTTCTTTAACGCATACATATTAAATTAATAATACACAACGCACAAATGTTATAACCTAGACCAAAGACCTTGTCTTCTTTGTTGTTTAGGTTGTCTAGTAAATACATCAAACTCTCTTCTAGCATTGAATGCCTTAACAGTTTTGAACTGACCCATCACTTGTCTGCCTTCTCCTGACCCTAACATAAGATACTGCAATGCATCATGTATATGAGAGAACCTATCCTTTGATGGTTTGTCTTCATACCTTTCACCTGATACTTGCATTCTTCTATAGTGATAGCCACCTTCAAAACCTTTAATCAATTCTTTACATCTATAGTCTATCAAAACACCTGACTGCCCATCAACCATACGTTGCAATGGGCCTGATACAGACTCTAGTCTTAATGCTACATCATTACTATGTGTTGGTCTAGCTTGAAGTCCTGCACCTCTTAATATTTGAAATGGAGTAGATTCATCTGTCTGTGCCCTGAAGTCACCTGCCGGATCACCAAATATATTAACATCACAGTTAGCGTAACGTGTTGCTATCTCTGCTCTAAGCAATTCAGCAAATCTAACTATACCCATATCAAAGGCAACTATCTCCTGTAATATAAGCCAACGACCTCTAACCTTTTGTCCAAAGACAGCGGCAGGGGTCAAGCCAAAATCTAATCCAATAAATAAAGGCATACCATCAGCAACAGGTATTTCTTCTTTTGCCACATGTACATCGGCTCTAAACATATTATATACTGGCTTGCCGTCTTGTATATGCCCAAGCCTATTCATAACATAAACATCTATCCAACTTTTTGTTTTACCTTGAATAAGGTTAGGATAATAACTTGGCATCATGTTCTTTTTGTTTTCAGCTAACGGATTAGGATTATATTTTAATACCAATCCCTCATCATCTTTTTCCTCTAACATAGCTGATGGTTGTGTATAGAACTTCCAGTTGTCAGGTTTCACCAACATTCTAGATTCTTCAGAACTTATATGATCGGGTACAGGAACTTCGCCTGCCATGATTGGCCACCAGTGATCTTCTTCAGGAGCATTGGTATCTGCAATTACACCAGTCCATGTCGGCCCTCCATCTCTCATGGATGGATATCTACCCACACGCATAGTACATGCATCAATAATTGACTTAGGAATTTCCCTAGCCTCGTTAATCCATATACCAGTTAGTTCTAATGAAAGAAGTTTCTTTACGTCTTCAGGTCTATCGAGTGCAAGGAATATAACTTCCAACTCCAAGTCACTCTTGGATATTTTGTGCGTATATGGAACTGACCAAGAAAACCTACCCCAATCTTCTTCCGGAAACCAATCCAACCAAGTCTTAATCGTGGTAGTGCGAAGCTGAGGATTTGTGTTTCTGATGATAGCCCAACGACTTTTCCTTTTGCCATCTGGTGATTTCTCCTGCATTAATGCTCGTCTGAATACTTCTACAGAACAAGCTACTGATTTACCTGAACCTACTGGCCCTCTAATACCACGAAAAAAGGTATCATCCTTCATAAAATTTTTACAGACATCACCATCAGGTTTGTATTTAAAGTTGGTCAACTTTCATATCCTTACCAACTTTCATAAGCTTTTCCACCACCTCAGGTGCAATGGCCGCAATCATTTTGTCTGCTTCATAATCTGTGCAGAACTGTTCCGGGTAATGTTTGAAGTGTACTTTCTTTACAACTATACGAAGTATATCTCTATCTTCTTTCTTGAGAGTATGTAAGAAGCTCATTAGACAACTCTTGTTTTCTCTTTTATTTGTTTTACTCTTAAAGCATGACAATACTTATTATAAAAGTATGTGCTTATATTATTGATAAATTTAAAAATTTGAAAGTAAATATTTATCATTCGGTTATCCTATGAATAAGATCGATAGCTTTTCGTTTTGCTTGCAATCTTTTTGGGCTGTTTAGATACTTGTTTACCTGCTCTAATTGCTTTTCGTTTAAGAGCCGTAGAGGCTGCGTATTCAGAGGAAGATAAAGCTTTAATTGCTTTCTCAGGTAGATAACGTTCACCAGTTGCTTTCGACCCTTGTGTACTAGGTTTGCCTGACTTGGTTCGCCACTTCTGCCTAGTCCATGCACGTAATGATCTCTGTGACTTTGCAAGTGCCATTATCTATAACCACCACCTTTAGCTTTGTATTGTTTGGCAAGCATCTGTGCTTTACGAGCAGACCATTGTCCGGGCTTACCACCCTTACCACTAGCCTTAATCCTGCGAAAGATAGCTTTCCTCATAGTAGGTTTGGTATAATTACCTGCTGCGTTAACTGCCATTTACTTTTTCTTTGAGTTCATAATCTTAGCTTGTAATGACTTAGGCAATGTCTTTTGCTTGCTAGTTAACATACTCTTCTTTTTCGGTGGTCTTCCTTTAGTTGAACCATATGTTCCTTTACCCATTGGCATTATGCTTTCTCCTTTTTAGCTTTGTTTCTCCTTGAAATGGCACGACCTTTCTTAATAGCATCTGATTTGCTACTCGCACCCCAAGCCTTTAATGATAATAATAACCTAGTAGGTTTGCCTTTACTATCACGCTCCGGCCCTTTAGCTGCTCCCATCCTTTGCAAGAAAGAAGCACGTCTGGGATTGTCACCACTCTTAACTGGTGCTTTCAATGTACCTTGTTTGTATGAAGCTCGACCCTTTGCGTTTAATCCACCCTTAGGGTTCTTGCCTTCTTTACGTGTCCATGCCGGTGTTGCCATACTTTAGTTATCCCTTATCTCGTTATCACGCTCAATGCACAAACGAACCTTGAGAGCAAATAATGTTTGTATGGGTGATGTTGTTGAGTAGCCATTGCAACTTTTTACCCCCTCCCCCCTAGGACAAATCAATTGCAACCTTTATTTCGCCTGCATGTAGATGCATGTGCTTATCCGGAGCCTTAAAGCCTGCCCTGTCAAGTATATCCTTGCTTGCCTCAAGTTGTACGTACTCACTCTTCGCTCCCTTGGCTAAGTCCAATATCCTTTTGCTTGCATGTGTAGCACTCAATCCCAATGACTCAGTTATACATTGCATCATATACTGCTGTACATGTGGTAGCCTCAAAGTCTTACTGGCTGTCACTCTACCACTCTCACCTTCTGCATATCCTGCAAGCTGAGACGCTTCTCTCACACTACATCCATTTGCTACGATAGTATCAACTAAGGCCATCTGTTTCTTCGTTAACTTACGTTCTGTTATCATAGAGAATCCCCCCCTGTAATCCCCCCTTTATCACCTCGTACACGTTGCCTTGTCAATGCACAAATGCCTCGTGGTGAACATACGCACAACCATGTTCGCAATGCTAAAATGCACTAAGCTTCCTCACCAAGCAAGCTTGGACTCAGCTTGACATTGCAAACAGAACGATGCGTATGTTCCTTTTATTCCTATGATTGATGATACTATGGGTAATAGTGCACTACATTCATATAGTAATGATATGCACCTTTGTTCCCCCACAACTATTAGTTATTACCGAAGTATGCTCTTCCAGTCCTCGCCCTTCACCTTAGGCTAGAAGAACATCCACTCACGCATAGCTATTCGCCATGCTCCCGTTGCGTTATTCTAGCTATCGTCATGTCTACGAATGAAGTACGGTTCATTCGTATATCAGATCACGGCTTGTTCTGCGTTGCTTCAGACCA